GACTTGGCGGTCTACAACACCGATTGGCTGCTCAAGCACGCCCCACTACCGGAGGACATCAACTCCGACGTGATCGTGCTGCACCCACCGGTCTGGCCCGACCGATACAAGGTCGAGAGTACACGGGAGTTCATCACACTCATCAATCTCCAGAAGGCCAAGGGTGTGGACATGTTCTATCGTCTCGCCCAGGACATGCCGCGGCAGCAGTTCCTCGGTGTGATGGGGGGATACGGACAGCAGATCCTCCCGCCACCTGGATTGAAGAACATGACCATCATGCAGACCCAGCCGGACGCGCGGGAGATCTACAAGCGCACCAAGATCCTGCTGATGCCGTCGCATTACGAGTCCTATGGGCGGTGCGCTGTGGAGGCCGCGGTCTCGGGCATCCCGACGATCGCGCACCCGACGATGGGACTGCGTGAAGCACTGGGCGAGTATGGGACGTTCCCCGTGCCTGACTCTCCCTCGTGGAAGTGCGCTATCGACTACGTTGAGGACACCTACGACGCACGCGTGCGTGACACCCTATGGGTGGCGAAGAACCTTGATCCCGATGGCGACATGATTCGTTTCCTGGAGGCGCTTGAGAGGACGATCGCTCGGTGCAAGTAGCTGTTCTGATGCCGACGTACAATCGCGCCGGACTTCTTGAACAAGCGTGTCAATCGCTTCTGAACCAGACCCATCAAGATTGGCACGCGTATATCGCCGACGATGGTAGTTCGGTGATGCCTCAGCCACCGACAGATCCGCGGTTCACGTTCGTCCGCTACACCCACGGCGGCTTGGCTCGTAACTTCAACCGCCTTCTGAAGATGTGGGAGGCTGGCGGACAAGAGCGTGCCACCTGGCTCGGCGACGACGACATACTTCTGCCGATGGCGTTGGAGCGGATGATCGCGCACCAGACCGCCGATGTCGTGTTCTCTGATCTCATCTACACGAACATGGCGCCGCTCGACGAACACTTCATGGGGATAGCTGAGGGTTGGGGGCGCCGGACGTGCGATCCGCGGCGATACAGTCTGGACGCGGCTTCGTTCCATGACAACTTCAACATGGGGACCGCGTTCATGTCCCGCAACGTGTTGGCTGCGCCTCGGTTCGATACTCGCTTCACCACTGGGATCGAAGACTTCCTGTGGTTATATGGATTGTTCGTCCACGGCTGTACGTTCGATCACTTTCCAGAAGTGACGAAATACTATCGCATCCACGACGGCAACAACAGCAACGTCCAGCGGATGATCGAACGACCTGAATATGCGATCGAATCGGCGCTACTTGAACAAGCCGTTCACGAGTTGCGTGAGGGTCGGTGAGTGTGGTATAATGGCGCTGCAACTATGCACGGGAAAGGATAGTCATGGCTCTTTCTGCAAAATGGCGTGGAATTCTCTACGTCGTCTCGGCGATCTTGTCGGTCGCGCTTGGAGTCGCTATTGCGCTTGGTTTCGTGACAGTCGGCCAGATCGACGAGTGGGTCACTGCCGGTGTGTATGCGGTCACGACGGTGGCGTCTGTCCTGGCAAGGCTGAATCTGACGCCTGATCCTCAGTAGAGACCAAGGGCGGGCCGCTATGGTGACGACATGGGTGCGGCCAGTGTGTACGAGGGCAAAGGCACACAATCAAACTGACGTTTGGACCGATCGCGCCCGAGGGTGCGATTTGTCCTATGTAGAGATGAGGTAGCAATGGCACAGAAGATCGCATTTCTCGATGCGGGACACGGTGGCACCGATCCTGGCGCGGTTGATGGTAAGCAGAACGATCCGATCTATTCCCGCGAGGCGACCTACAATCTCGATCTGGTCGCCAAGACCAAAGCGGCACTTGAGCGTTGTGGCGTCAAGGTCATCGCTTCACGGCTGACTGATGCTACGCTTTCCCTCCAGAAGCGTGCAGAATTGGCGAACAAGAGTGGGGCTAATGTATTCGTCTCGTGGCACTGTAATGGCGGGCCGGACGGAGCAACGTCCCGTGGCATCGAGGTCTTCAACTACTACAAGTCGGTGAACGGTGCCAAGCTGGCGAACGCGATCTATGGGCGCCTCGACGACGTGTCCCCGTGGTCTGATCGCGGTGTCAAGGAGGCCGGTTTCTACGTGTTGAAGTACACGAAGATGCCCGCGACACTGATCGAGGCCGGTTTCATCAATAACACGCAGGAGGAAGCCGCGTTGGCGTCTCCCACGTATAGGCTTGCGTTGGCCGAAGCCGCGGCCCGAGGCATTTGTGAATATCTTGGGGTGACATATAAGGCCGCGGTGCCTGTCGTCACTGGACCGCCCACGAACAAGCCGCGCACATTCCTGGAGGCGAGAATTCACCTTGACGCAACAGATCGGGCGCACTATGTTGCTGCCGCTAAGGTGAAGAACGATTTCATCGTTTTCTATCCTACTGTGGCGGATTCGTTCATGGAATGGCCGAAGGGAATCTAGGAGGCACCACATGCCCACCGCACGACTCCCCATCGACGCTGGTGATGCCCGATGAGCCGCTACTACATCTGCGGACAGGTCGGCAGCGGAACCGATGCTGACCCGTACCGCCCCGAGATTGCCGACGACCTTGAGGCGATGGTGCTCGGCTACGTGGACGTGGAGACACCTGACGGCACGCTCACCGTCCCCGTCACGCCGTCGTGGGCCGCGAATCAGGACATCGAGCCTGGGCTGCCGCCAACCCCGCTCCCGCGCTTCATGGTGGCTGTCGGCATCCCCGCAATCCCCGACCTGCTGATGGACGCGGAGGCTGTTCACGCCGAGATCGCCTACGACAAGACGAACCCTGACGGCTACGATTGGATAGAGGTCGCAGACGATGGGACGGTGACGCTCCATGCCGCGTAAGAAGGCACCAAAGGCCAGGCTGTCGAAGGGCGAGAAGGCCGCGCTGAAGGCCGTCAAGAAGGCATCGAAGTCTGCTGGCAAGGACGCGAAGAAGGCCGCACGCAACCAGATGAAGATGCTGCTCGCTGAGTGGTGCGCGACACCTGACGCTGAGTTCCCGAGGGCTGACTGATGGCGAGAAGTTGTAAGGACGGCATCCTGCTCGATGCTGGCGGTAATCGGTATCGTTGGTACACGACCTATGACGCCGTGAAGGGTCGGTGGGTTGGCGGCTCTGGCTACGCTGTCGGTATGGACGGCTCGTTGTATATCGTCTTGAATCGCTACGACTCTGGGGTAAAGACACAACTCGCTAGACGAGGCGGCATAGGGGTCTCAGGCCCTATGGGAATCAAGTGCGACGCCACGGCGATTCTACACATGTGGGGAGAATCTGAATCCAAGCTAGGAGTTACGGATAGTGTCTACTCGGGGCCAGGGGATTGGGTATCAGGCTTTGGCGAAAGCCTATTCGAGTGCTACGACGCGCCCGCTCCCTCCGGCCCCAAGCATCGTGTCATCGGCTCCGGCATCGTCAACGCACGCAGAATCGTTAGGGGTGCAGCATGAGCGTGAAGTCAGGACAATCGGTCACGGTGGACTTCACCACCGCTGACCCCACGACTGGCGCGGCGGCTGACGCAGACGCTCTGCCAACCGCGACGCTCGTGGTGAACGGCACCGATAACGCCGCGACCGTCACGGTCACGAACAAGGCGACCGGCGTGTATAAGGCAGCGGTGACGCTTCCCGCGCTATCCGCTGGCGATGTGGTGAGCATCCGCGTGGCGGCTACCGTGGCGACCGTAGCTGGCGTGGGCGTGGTGTGGACTGACGTTGCTGAGGCTCCGGTAGCCCTCGCTGCCGACCAGCCGTTCTATGCGCCGACAACGTGGCGCGACCTTGAGGGGCTGGCTACAGCGGGTGCGCTGGCAGCGGTGGATACGGTGGTGGACGGCATCGCGGCTGACTACGCCAAGACCGGCGAGGCTGCGGCGGCGATCACCAGTATCCCAGCTTCAGTGGACATTCGACTAAGTGAGACCCACGGCGGTGGCTCTTGGGAATCGAATCAGCCGACGACGGGTGCCCTTGTGACACCGTTGAGTGTCGGAGACGACGGTCTACCGCTCGGGCGGATCATGCCTTACGGTACGATCTCAGTCTATCTGGGTGCTGAACTCCACTATCGCTTTGATAAGATTGCAGATGCCGGTGGCGATTTCGTCCTGACGCTACCGTACGGCGCGACCTGGACCCTCGTCGCAGAGAACCCGCCGACCTATCGCTCGACGACGGTGGTCATCACGATCCCGCCGTCGCCATAGACAAATGCATCCAGATTTGCTATAATCGGCGAATGAATCATACTTCTGAATACGATCGGCTTTGGACCGGTCTGAAAAATGAGAAAGCCGATGTGGTTTACCGGATACTGGCCGGTGACTCGGCCAGATACCTGTTTCTCAAGAACGGCGAACCGGAACAGGCCGATCGTGTCGCGGCAGAGACGATCCCGCTCGCACACGAGTATCTGTCAAACACAGTTGAGCCGAACCTTGAAATCTATGATGCCCTTGAACGGGCCTACATAGCCAGAGCACCATACGACTTCCATTCCTATCTGATCGCCCTGGAGTGGCGCCGCCCCGCAAAAGAACGGTTCTATCAGCCGCGGATGAGCGTGCTACGTCCCGTGGTCGATGATCTTACCGACATGATGGTGAACGACAAGTACGACATCATCGAACTGTCGATGCCCCCGCGTGTCGGGAAATCCACCTTGGGTCTTTTATTCATTACGTGGTGCAACGGTCGCGATCCAGATAGCCCGATCCTCGCGACGGGATATGCTGAGAAGATCACCAAGATGTTCTACGCTGGCGTCTTCGAGGTCTATAACGACTCGGCGACATACAACTATCGGGAGATCTTCCCCCTCCTGCAACTCGTGGACACCAGCGCGAAGGATCTGACTCTCGACTTCCGTGATGATGGTGGACAGACCGCACGCAAGTACAAATCGCTGACCTGTCGTCCGATCGACGGTTCGCTCACTGGTGCCACCGAGGCACGACAACTACTCTACTGCGACGATCTGGTGCGCGACATCGAAGAAGCGATGAGTCGAGACAGACTCGATGCGCTTGATGAGAAACTCGTAACCAACGCGCAGAGCCGTAAGAAAGAGGGCTGTAAAGAACTCCACATCGGTACGCACTGGTCGGTTCACGATCCGATGTCCCGTCTGGCAAAGCGACACGAAGACAACCCGCGATGCAAGGTCATCGTTCTACCGGCTCTCGATCCAGAGACCGATGAGTCGAACTTCGACTACCCATACGGTGTCGGATTCAGTACCGCCTACTACAAAGCACTCAGAGCCGTATACGAGGAAAAGAACGACCTTGTGACGTGGGAGTGCGTCTACCAGCAGAATCCGATCGAGCGCGAAGGTCTGCTGTTCCCCGCGGATGAGTTGACCTATGTGCTTGATCTTCCACCGCTTGATGATAACCGACCGGATGACACCTTCGCATTCTGTGACGTTGCATTTGGTGGTAACGACTTCCTCTGTATGCCTATTGCATATCAGTGGGGCGACGATCCTCCGCTCATCATAGATGTGGTCTTCCTGAAGGGGGATTACAAGATCACCGAGCCGCTGGTCGCCGGAACGTTGATCCAACGCAAGGTCGCGCGGGCCATCTTCGAAGCCAACAACGGCGGCGATTTCTACGCACAGGATGTCTTGGAGATCTTGAAAGAGAAGGACTACAAGATGTTTCTGACCTCGAAACGCGCCGATTCGACCAAGAGCAAAGAAACCAGGATCATCCAGCACTCACCGGCGATCAAGTCATTCACGTTCTTGCATCCTCGATCGGAACACGCATCGCCGACGTATCGACAGTTCATCAATCAGTTGACGACATATACCGTCAACGGAAAGAACAAGAACGACGACGCTCCCGACGCATTGGCGGGCCTCGCCACGATGCAACGGACAAACCTCAACGCCACAGTGAAGATCTTCGATCGTTCACGCATCTAGGAGGCGAATCTTCTGAAGTACACACGGGAGTTCTGGGAACGACACGTAGACCTGAGCGGCGTCCAGTTGTCAAAGGTGCTCGATCTGGACGAAGGTAGTACCCGACGATTGATCCGTAATGCCAAAGCCGACCCCACCCTGTGTGATCTCTGGGGTATCGACCCCGAGACACTTACAGCGGAGCCTGTATCCGACGAACGGCTTGAAGGATTGGGTCTCATCAGCCCGCCTGAGACCGGTCCGGCGATCCTCGTCTACGACATCGAGAACACGCCTGGACTCGCGTGGGTCTGGGGTGCATATGATCAGAACGTGATCGCGATGGAGCGGGATTGGCATCTGCTCTCGTTCGCATACAAATGGTTGAATACTGATGAGGTTGGATTCGTATCGACGTATCAAGACACCGAGTTTTATGCAGATACGACGAATGACAAGTTCGTGGCAGAACGTCTTGCCGCGCTGTTCGATCGAGCGGATGTCGTTGTGGCGCACAACGGAGACAAGTTCGATCGGCGTAAAGCCAACGCCCGCTTCCTGTTCTGGGGCATCGACCCGCCGAGTCCGTATCAGACGATCGACACCCTGAAGATCGCGAAGCGAGAGTTCAACAACTACAGCAACTCGCTACAGGAACTCGGACGCATCCATGAACTCGGTGCCAAGGTGCAGAACAGTGGATTCAAACTCTGGCGAGACTGTATGCGCGGAGACGCAGCCGCGTGGCAGATGATGGAGGACTACAACCGACAGGACGTAGTGCTTCTCGAATCGCTCTACATCAAACTGCTTCCTTGGATCGGTCTCCCTGGGAAACCGAGCGGCATCAACTACGGATTCTGGAACAAGGGAACGATGGTTTGCCCGAACTGCGGTCACGATCATCTTACGGAAGCCGGAGTGCATCGCACGCTGGTCTCAGAGTTCGAAGTCTATCGTTGTGAACGGTGTAGGTCGCTCTCCCGATTCAGAACACGAATCCCGCAGACCAAAGACACCGCGGTGAAGCTGGTCTAGGAAAGGACCGAACATGCCCACATCATCCATCCCCACCACAGTCTTGAGTGGGCGCACCCTCATTCGGACCGACCTGGAAACCATCACGGTCGAAGGTCTGAAGAAGGATCTTCGGCGCGTGCTCCCGCTCCACGAGTATAACGCCGAGCAGATCATGCGTCTTCAGGAATACATGAAGGGCTGGCATCCGGCGATCCAGACCCGTGTGAAGACGACCAGAACCGACGTGGACAACAAGGTCACGGTCAACTATGCGCGGGCAATGACGCGCGAGATCGTGGGTTACTTCCTGGGTAAGCCCATCCAGTATACCCACGCGAAGGGCGCCTCCCGTAAGGCGATGGAAGCGTTCGTTCGCGCGCTCGAAGCCGAGAACAAGGGTCTCGTCGATTATGAGATCGCCGAGGACTGCTCGATCGCTGGCGTCGGTTATCGTGGGATGTTCAGTGAGACCAATCCGAGAAACGGCACACATCTCAGTCTCTTGCGCCTTGATCCCCTCACGACCTTCGTAGTCTACCCATCAGATCCCACCAAGCCGCCGCTCTACGGGGTCACATACTATCAGACCCAGGGCGAAATGACGGATGCGGGTGTCGTCACCCATTACACCGTGTATACCGCAGCCCAGGTCTACAAGTTCAAGAGCCAGGGTGGGCTGTTCGGTTCACCGTTGGGTGAACTCGAACTCGTCGGAGCACCAACGCCCTTCTCATTCGGCGGGCACCTCCCGATCGTCGAATACCAGAACAACATGTGGCGCCTGGGCGACTGGGAGACCGAGATCGCCATCATGGACGCGCTCGACGCGGTTACGTCCGACGGCGTGAACGACATCCAGCAAGCCGTCAACAGCGTCCTCGTGGCGATGGGTATGGAGTTGACGGATGACATGTTCGCCAATCTTTCCGCCCAAGGCTTCTTGAATGTGGCGAACATCCCACCTGGCGTGAATCCCGTGGTGGAGTTCATCAACCAGGCCATGAATGCCGATGTCGGTGTGGCTATGCGGGAATATCTCGAAGCCACGCTCCGCATTCTGGTCGGGGTACCGGACCGGAAGACGCGGGGTGGCGGCGGGGGCGATACCGGTGACGCGGTATTCATGCGTGACGGGTGGCAGGACATCGACCTTGTGGCGTCCTCAAAGGAACCACACTTCATCAAGGCCGAGCGCGAAGCCCTCGCCGTCATGCTTTACATTCTCGATACCCATCGTGAGATCAGCAACCTGATCGCCCAGGACATCAAGATCCACTTCAACCGCAACAAGACGGCCAATCTCCAGAGCAAGGCTCAGTCGTACCAGACGCTCACCAGTGGCAACGCACCTATCAATCCCGCTGATGCGTTGGATATGGTCGGCTTGACAAACAACGTCGCGGATGTTATACTTCGTAGTGAATCTTGGGCGAAGAAACATGCAGAACAAAGCATGGCTTTGGCCCAGGCAGGAAAATCCGACGAGTCGGACCCAAACGGGGACGGCGCGTCGTCAGCAGGGGATGACGAGGCGACCGAATAATCGGGGGCCAAGGTCTGACACTCAAAGGAGTATCTGATGGCACTGAAGAAAGAGGATTTCACCGAGGAACAGTGGGCCGAGATCGAAGCTGAAACTGATCGTCGAGCTACTCAGGCATCCGAAACCGCGCGGAAGAACGCGGAAGCAAAAGCCCAGAGAGACCTCAACGAGAAGATCCAGGCAGCTATCGCGGAGGAACGCGAGAAGCTGGAAATGGATGAGCAGCAGAAGCTAGAGGCGGAACGCAAGAAGGTCGAGGAAGCCCAGGTGGCTCTCGCGCAGGAACGGCGAAGCCTGGTCGCGACAAAGAAGCTCGCAGCAGCGGGATTCGACGATGAGGCCATCAACTCCCTGGTCCCGACGTTCACGAATCTCGGAGACGATGTATTCGATACCGCGGTGGATTCATTCATCACCGTCAACGATACCATCGTGAAGTCCAAGGTCGATGCTGTCAAGCAGGAACTCCTGAACGGCGCACAGCCGCCGACGAATCCGACCGGTGGTCCCACCGATCAGCAGACCGCAGCCCTTGAGCAGATCAAGGTTGGCAACGATGCCGCCGCTGTGGAAATGATGCTCACCGGTGCGGGCTACACCCCGACCCAGTAAAGGAAGAATAACATGGCTCTGCCTACCGGAACCGTAGGTGTGTTCGCACCCGTTGAAGTTGCGGGTGTGCTGTTTGGTAAGACTGATATTCGTACCCCGCTGTTCAACATGCTTGGCGGCGTGGTCAGTGGTTCCCGTGAGTTCCTGACGGGTTCTGAGTACGAACTGGGTGCGGCCAGCCAGCCCGCGATCTCTGAGACCGCCTCGCTGACGGCCCCGACTCCGAGCTTCACTGAGCGCACCCAGGCGAAGAACGTCACGCAGATGTTCCATCGCTCGGTCGCGTTCACGTACCGCGCGCTGTCCAACCCCGCGGCGCTGACGGGCCTGTTCCTGGAGGGTCAGGAGTCCAACGTTCCGTCGCAGCGGGCGTTCCAGATCGCGCGTCGTATGGATGAGATCCGCAACGATCTTGAGTACACGATCATCAACGGCGCGTACAATCTGGCGACCACGCCGGATGAGATCGACAAGACTCGCGGCCTCAATGCCGCGATCAGCACGAACGTGATTAAGGCAGGTGGCGAGGAACTCAGCCCCGATATGCTCATCGAGGTCGCCCGCGATCTGGCCGGTGCGTCTCCGTTCGGGCTGAACGGTATCGTTGGTGTCCTGAACGCCGAGCAGATCGTTCAGCTTAACAAGATCATCACCAATGAGGGCCAGCGCGCTAGCATGAGTGAGGCCGGTAGCAATCTGCTTACCTACCTCACCCCGTTCGGTCGCCTGAACTTCCTTGAGGGTGGCCACAGGTATCAGGCCAACGGCACCGCAGGTTTCTACAACCTCGGCATCTGCCAGAACGTCCTCCAGGCTGTGCCTGGTAAGGGTAACTTCTTCTACGAGCCGCTCGCCACGACCGGCGCCGGTGAGCAGGGGCAGATCTTCGGCCAGTGGGGTCTGAACCACGGCCACGAGTGGATGCACGCCAAGATCACGGGTCTTGCTGAGTCCACCGCCGCCTCGACCGCCCCGAAGGTGTACGTGACCAATGACGCTGACGCGCCGGTCTACACCCTGGCTGTCAGCTAAGGTAGTCTGAGATGGCTTTCGTAGTAGAGCCACTCGTATCGACTACCGCAGAGTCGATTCTGGTGTGGTGTGGGGTCACAAGCCCCACACCCACCGAGACTCTGGTAGCGGGGCTTGCGGCCCAGGCCGCAGAGGACGCGATTCGACACTATCGTCGAGCCGAAGCCGGTTCTGCGATCGCGGATGAATACAAGTCTCTCGCGGTTGAGATGGGTGTGTACCTTTACAACAAGCGGGGCGTGGATGGCGTGTTGAGTTTCAGTGAGAACGGGGTTGCACAGTCTTTTGAGGCTGGCTCGATCCCCAAGTCGATGCTCTCTCGCATCACACCCCCTGCGACGACAGGATAACCGTGGTCAGCACAGCGACGAAACTCAAGCGCCCCATTTGGACCGCCGCGATGTCGGTGGTCTCAGGCGTACAGACGTTCGCTACACCGGTGGCGCGGATGCTCAACTATCGGTCACTCAACTCGAACGCTGACATCCGAGCCTTCGGACCGGATTTTGTCAACTACCTTCGTATCGAAGCACCTAACGCTGACCTTGCCGACATCAATCCGTTCGATCGAGTCTGGATCAGGACCGCACCGGCGAACCCAGCCGATCAGTTGGCTACGGACTCAGACTACTACGTCATCAGCGTCGATATTGGTGCGGGTGGCGTCGGCGTGGCTCTGCTCAGGAAGCTGAACACGGATGCCTAATATCCCCTTCAGTGTTGGAGCACTCAAACAACTTGAGCGACAGTTGAATCGACTTGCCAAAGATCTCCCTGATGACATCGCCACGATGGTCAACGTGGCGGCGGCAGAGGAAGCCGCCGATATGGTTCGACGCAATATTGCCACCATCGGCAATCTTGACGGCAACTACAACGGCGGAGAGAATCCCGAAGCGTCAGTGGTCGTGCGCGTCGGTTACAAAGGACGTTCACAATCTGTTGTATGGCAGGGAAGCCAGATAGCATATCTGGAGTTCGGTACAGGCGCCGCGGGTGCGTCCGAACCCTACCAGGGGATCGCGATGGGCGCTACCGGCTATATGCCTGATCCGACAAAAGATGAGTGGGCTTATCTGGATGACAAAAGTGGAAAAGCCGAAATCTCACACGGTATTCCGCCCTACGCGCCGATGTACAACGCCTCTGTAGAGATGCGCGTCTCTGGCAACTATGACAAGGCGCGACGGACGTGGAAGAAGGTGGTGCGTGATGCGATCACTGTATGACGACATCATCGCCACATTGGAAGGCGCAACGTTCTCATTTGCAAACGTCCAGGTTCGTAAGCCGTTCGATCCGGCCCCTCGGGAATACCCGATGCTGGTGGTTCACGAGATCGTGAATATCCCGCTGACGTACGTCACGGTGAACGGCGAAGATCGGACGACGCTTTCGTACCAGATCGACGTTCTGACTAAGGATGCGGTGGACACGAGCAACACCGTGGTCGGTCGTTATGACGCAGGACGCACGCTCGTAGATGAAGTAGTAACCGCGTTGGGTGCCGCATACAGTTTCACTCGGAGGACGGTACGTCCAAACCCCCTCTCAGTGGATGTGATGGAGTTCCAGATCCGAGGCGACTGTATTTTGGACCGACACGGCTACGCATATCGACCATAAGGAGTGAAGATGGCTCAGAGCACCGCAGGTATCAAGCTGTACTATGGTGAGTCCACCGTGACCGACGGCGTTCCCGCCGTTCCGGCGGCATGGACCGAGATTCCCGACATCACGGGCGTTCCGGCCATGAGCGCGTCCCCTGAGAAGCTGGAGACGACCACCCTGGCCGAACTTCAGTACAAGACCTACATCACGGGTCTTCAGGATCTCGGCGGTTCGTTCGAGTTCCCCGCCAATATGACGCCGGAACTCGTCGCCGCGGTCGCGCTTGCGGCTGTCGATCCTGGCACCGGCAAGGCCCGCGCGTTCTCCGTGGTCTTCCCCGCGCCGCTGTCCACGCGGTATTGGTGGACTGGTGAAGTTGATCCGGTCGCGCCTGGTGAGGCGTCGGTCAACGCGGTTACGACCACGACCGTCTATATCTCGCAGGAGACGGGTCTCCAGACGGTCGCAGTTTCCTAAGTGATACGGCCCCGTAACGTCACGGGCGGCGGGGACTAGGTGGGCGACCAGCCTACAGGGATGCCTGGAAATGGTCGCGCATATCCCTATCCGAAGGAGAGAAAAGAAATGCTGAAGTTCACGCACGATGATCGGGACTATGAACTGAAGATGACTCGCGGTGGCGCGAGCGATGCAGAGGCCCAGGGTCTCACGACTTCCATGATCTCTGAGAAGCCGTTCATGGCCGCGAACCTCCTGTTCTTCGCCGCCCTGTCGCGGTACAAGGTGTCTCCCCGCAAGGCCGCGAACATCCTTGATGATCTGCTCGATCGTGGGGAAGTCGAGTTCAAGGATCTGTATGAGGAACTCTCCACCGCGTACGTCGAACTTTTCGGATTGGGCGAGTCGGAGAAGGAGTAGAATCTACTGACTCGCTGGAGTCCAGCGAAGCGAAGCACTACACGACGGTAGCCGAGTTCTTCTCCGATCTATGTCCGCAGGTGATGGCGATCGGGGTCAGTTACGACGACTTCTGGTATGGCGATCCTGAGATCGTCCAGTATGCTATCGAGGCTGAAAGGATCGTACAGAAGAACCAAGCGATCCTGGATGATACAAATGCGTGGAACGTTGGGCGGTACGTCATGTTGGGCGTCGGGACCGTGATGTCTCAATCGTTCAGCAAGAACAGCCAAGCGAAGTATCCCGCAGAACCCATCCTCGCTTACGAACTGGATCAGCGATTGGCCGAGCAGAAGCGCGAACGAGAACTCAGGCGCCAGGAGGCGAACTTCCTCGCTCTGGCTGCGGCCATGATGGCGCAAAAACCGAACGGGGAATCCGCGAACTAGGTGGGTTCCCCGTTCCGCATTGAATGGATACATCATGGCAGATAACGCCACAACGGTTGACGAACTAGCCCTAGAAATCAGTGCCAAGGTCACGACCGCGGTCTCGGCCATAAAGGAACTGAGTGCCTCTATTGGCACGCTCAACGCTGCGCTCGGTCCGGCTATGGGGAACCTGAAGGAACTCAAGGCGACGTTGAACGCCGCCAAGGGTGCCGCCCCTGGTCTCCGTGCGGTTATGAAGGCGACTGGGGCTGCGACGCGAGATGTCGGAATTCAGGCGAAGGCCGCGACCAATGAACTACGACGGATGGTTAGCTACGCACAAACCGCCCGCGGCAGCATTCGTGTCATGCCCACATCTCCGTTCCCCGCGGCACCGCTTGTCGCGTCAAAACCGGCACTGAGTTCTGCACCGCTCACCAACGTCACAGCCCAGGCAACCGCTACAAAGGCGGCTGTGGACAAGGTGACGACGAGCGTTGAGAGGATGGGCACGCGGGGTGTGAAGTCCACCAACTTCCTCGCACAGTCGTTCATCCAACTCCGCAGTAAGATCTTCTTCCTCCTGTTCGCAATCACGATGTTGGGCAATGCGTTCCGCATCTTCATCGGTGCCGCCGCGGAATACATCGAGAAGGTCAACCTGTTCGGTGTGACCATGGGTGAGGTCGCCGGAGAAGCTGACGCGTTCGCGTCACGGATCGAGAACGCACTAGGTATCGACCCAGGGGCGTTCCGTGAAGCCTATTCGACCTTCTACATGATGGCTAAGTCTCTCGGTATGACCGCGGATGCGGCCAACAAGGTCTCTCAGAACTTCACGCAGTTGGCATACGACTATGCCTCGCTGCGTGAAATGAACTTCAGCGATGTAGAAGCGAAGTTCCGCTCGGCCATGGCTGGTCAGACCCGCGCGGTTGCCGCCCTAGGTCTTGACGTGAGCCTCGCCTCACTCGCTGAGGAAGCCTTGCGTGAGGGTATCGGCGGTAACGTCGCAGAGTTCACCAAGGCCAACAAGATCATCCTCATGCACAACCTCATCATGCGGCAATCGAAGGTGGTCCATGGCGACCTGGCTCGCACCATCACCTCACCGGCCAACATGCTTCGTGTCCTGAAGGATCAGTTCGCGATTGCAGCACGCACCATCGGTTTCCTGTTCATTCCGATGATGCAAGCTGTTCTCCCGTGGCTCATCACGCTCGCCAATGCGCTCACGAGAGCCGCGCAAGCCTTCCTGGGACTGTTCGGCATCTCTATGCCGAGTTGGGAGTCTCAGGTCGGAAGTGCTGTCGGCGGCGTGGATGACCTGTTCGACGGCATGAGCGGTGTGGAAGACGCCACGGGCGGCGCAGCGGCCAACATGAAGAAGCTGCGCGACTACACTCTCGGGATCGACGAACTCAACATTCTCGAACCTGAGCAGCCGTCAAGTGGCGGCGGCGGTGGCGGTGGCGGCGGTGGCGGTGGTGGAATGCCGCAGATCGAGCCGTTCGATGTCTACGATATGATCGGCGGGATCGACGGTCTGAAGAAGATCATGGAACCCGTTCTGGAGATCTTTGATAAACTCGGCAAGGCGTTGAAGCCGTTCATCGACGCCATAGATCGAGCGTGGGATGCCTTCAAGCCGTTCATTTCTGATGTCTGGAAAGGCTTTAAATCGTTCTATACGGACGTATTGGAGCCCTTGGCGGTTTGGACCATGAACACGGCGGGGGTTGAGGTTCTCGATGCGTTCACGGCGGCGTTGAACTGGTTCAATGAAAATCCAGGTACCGCAGAAGCGTTGGGGTTTATCATTGCTGCACTCACCACATTGGGCGCCGTCGGAAAAGTATCGGGACTATGGGACCTGGTCGCCTTCTTCAGTGCGATTGGGCCGGAGTTCTCATTTTTCCAGAAACTCGCCATGGCGTTTCCAGCCATCGCGGGCGTCTTCAGTGCAGCTTGGGCAACAATCGTAGGGGTGTTTTCAGCCTTCGCCGTGGGTGGTGCCGCAGAGGGTTTCGCAGCACTGGCGGCGGCGATAGGTCCGGCGGGATGGATAGCGTTGGGTATCGCGGCGGTCGTAGGTGTGGGCGTTCTATTGTGGAAGAACTGGGATACCATTACGGCCAAGGCTAAAGAACTCGGGGGTAACATCACTCAAACCTGGGAAGACATCAAAAGCGCCACGGCAAAAACCTGGAATAGTGTTGCGAGCTACTTCGAGGGTGTTTGGGATACGATTGAGGACACGTTCGCGGAGTCAATAGACTTCGTGACAAACCGGATTTCGACGGCGTGGGAGGAAATCTCCACAACAACAGAAAAGGTGTGGGGCTGGATCTCAGCAGTTTTGGAAACGATTTGGGAGACCATCGTGGCGATAGTGATTATCCCAGTTGCGATGATTGGCACGCTCATTATTACGACATGGAACTGGATCTCCACGGAGACTACCCGCATCTGGGGCATCATCTCCGGCGGTTTGCGAACCGCATGGAACGCAATTATCACGTTTATGACGCCGATCTGGAATGGCATCAAAGCCGTGGTTGCCGCCGTGTGGGATTGGATTAAGAGCGCAACCAAGAGCGCGTGGGACTGGGTGTGGGACAAGATCGAAGGTCCGATCAATGACGTCAAAGCACTTGTCGATAGAGTCTTTCCTCTCATCAAGTCTACGATCCGCGGAGTTTGGGACGGTCTGACCGACGGTCTCGAAGGCGCGTGGAACACCATCAAGAGCATCTTCCGCTCTGGTGCCAACTCAATCATTCGGTCGATCAACAAGGGTCCGATCGCAGTTCTCAACGGCATCATCTCTGCGGCCAAAACCGCAGATGTCACCGGATTGATGAAGGGAGTCAGTCGCGTTTCGACGATCCCCTATCTTGCTCAGGGCGGCGTGGTTGGGCTAGGGCAGATGTTCATCGCGGGTGAAGCGGGCGCAGAACTGGTCGGCTCGTATGGGGGCAGTAAAAGTACGGTCATGCCGCTTGAAGAAAGTGGATTCGTCGAGGCGATGGCCTCCGCGGTCTTCTCGGCAACTGTCGCGGCTATGAGTTCGAGTAGCTCCGGTGGATCGGGCGATGTCTATCTCAACGGTCAGGTCGTCGGGCAGATCCTCCGTGACGATGAGCGGCGCAGCGGTGTGGGCGCGAGTCTCGTGAAAGTGAGCATCTAATGGCGTGGGTCAAAACCTCCACAGGAATAGAGATCCCAGCACCGGCGATGGGGAGCGGTACGGTAACGCTCTCCACGCTGGTGAACGCCGGACGTAATGCGAACGGTCAGTTCATCGGACAGGTCATCGGAGATGACAAGTTCAAGATCGAGATGAACTGGTCGATCCTGCGACCGGAACAGTTCCAGGCACTTCTGAACATCTTCAATCGCGACCAGGGCGGGAAGTTCGTCAACACGTTCACAGTGTACGACCCCCGCATCATGGACTATCGCAACTGCACAATGTACGTCGGAGACAGAACTGGGACGCCCATCATGGTGGAGAACCCAGGCGTCGGGCATCCGCGGTATTGGAAAGACATCCAGGCGAATCTGATCGAGGTGTAGGATGAAGGACAGAAGCGCGACCTGGATCGCAAATCAAGCTGAGATCCTATCGGCCCCCTCCGAACTCGTCTCGACAGTCGAGAGTCTGGAACCAGTCGCGGGAAGCGACCCCATCTCACGCAGGTGGATAGTCGGCAACCCGAAGATCATCAACAACTTGGTAGAGGCTCGGTTGGAGTTGCCGTTCGACCCCACTCGAACGACGCTTCCGATCCAGTCGTCAACGTTGAAGATCGAGAACGCGACAAACTACGATGTAGGACTTCCGCCCGTAGAGGGCTATGATTTCGCCCAGGACGCCAACATGCGGGCGCTCGGATTCCCTACAACCGTCGATGGAGAACTCGGCTTCCGCTACGTTGACGGCAGCGTCGAGCGCCTTCCCGCATTTCGTCACAGTTTGACGGATGCGACCATCGACGACTTCAACGCATACCTCACCCTGAACGGTGAGAGTTTCCTGTCCCAGTTGGACAGGGGTACCTTCTACGGTGGGAGGTATGCGGCTGCGGGGATCGACGCTGCTACCGTCATCGCCGAGATTCTCGAAGATGTGACATTCAAAGGCGAGGGTGGTTGGAACTACGTCATCGGAACCGCAAACTGTAAGGTGTCGGCCACCCTTCCGCTCTGGGCTGACAGCGGTTTTGATTACTGGATCATCGACCCTGAACTGGCCCGATTCAAGCTGTTCGTCCCCGTGCCTCCCGTGTCCCACAGGCAAGCCCTCCAATACGTCGCGGCATATGTCGGTGCCGACGTATGGGTCAATCGCAACGGACAGATTGTCATCTCTCGCGGGCTATATGGTGGAGATGCACCGGACTATACGCTCGACATCGGACGAGTGTACGACCGACCGAAACGCATCCGACCACTGGTTATCGGCGCGGTGGAATCCAAACTCATGCAGTATAACCACGAGGCGAGTGCCAGCGAGATCACCAACGTCACCGTAGTCGTGCCCGCTGGAGATTCTGGTGAGACCAAACTCTACAGGTTGACCCACGACGCGTGCCACGAAGGATCGCTTGTTTTGACTGGCGCAACGCTGGTCGGAAGCCCGACGTACTATACCTACAGTACCGAGTTCTTGGCCTCAAGTACGAACGCCACCTTCACCGCGGTCCTCACGGGGAAGACAGTCGAACTGGTAGAGCGAGCCGTGACCTTCCCGTTCGTCGAAGGCGGGGCAACTGCAACATACTCGAATCCGATCGCCTCCGACGTGACCCATCTTCACTCAGCGATCCATGAGTATGTGCGTATGGCCACCTCTCCCCAGTACGAAATCACGATGCGAGATGATCCGGCGATCGACAACGGCGATCGAGTCACGCTGGAGCAGATCCAGAATGCCGATCCCACCCACGTCATCGTGGGCAACATCTCCCGCGAGATGAGCGGTGCGCTGGACGCGAAATACACGCTATATGAGAATCGCAATCGGTATATCGAAGACTTCTCAACACTTGATGACGCCGAGACCGTGATCGGGTACGACGGTTGGACATCATCAGACCCACAGGCAAGCGCAACCAAAACCGCTATTGGCGGCACCCGATCAGCAATCATAGTTACCACCCAAGATGCCGAAATCTCGCGTCCGATGGATCTACGACTGGGCACACCGTTGCACTTCGCGTTTGGAGGTAGTGGCGTAAGGTCCCTGGCATCACTATCCCTCGCGACCTTGGACCTATATCTCCCCTCTTATTTGGACCCCGCCAAAGACAGATTCCACATTGATGTCGGTTCAGGTTCTACGTGGACGCGAATTGCGTCAAATGTGGCCGGAGCCAACCACTACGTGTTCCCCCGCGTGGCCGTGACCTATTGGGCTTGCCCTGGCGTCACCATCAACCCAACCGACGCCGTAAGGGTCACGATTGAGGGTGTCGGAGAGAACAATGAAGTCTATTGGACCCGTGTCGCTACCACCCCCGCGCTTGGCGCGACAAAGCTAGACGCGACCCAATGGACGTTTACCCGCTCGACATATTGGGACGAGGAGATCTTCTACGACTCAGACACCGTGGTGGCGGGGATCAGCAGCACTAGCTCGTTCGAGGCGGTGGCGACCCTACTGGATTTTGTTGGCTCGACCATCTCACGCATTCGGCTTCAGGACGACACCTGTCAGATTTTCGACGGCAGCGCATGGAACACTATCGCCACCGGATTGACCCCAGGTGATCTCAACGAGATACTTTTTGACACCCACGCGTGGACGAGCTCTGTCAATGGCGGAACCCCCGTCGTATGTGAACCCCTGATCTCACCAGTCTATCCCATAGGGGAGTTGAAGTTCGAGCTAGTGATCGGATCGGCAATGTACTTCGGTGAGATCCAATACGAGTAGAAGGAGTAAAGCATGGCTTACGCAAAGAAGACCTGGGCACTTGACGATCCGATCACAGATGTGGCGCTCAACAACATCGAGACCGGCGTGGATACCGCGCACGACGTCTTGGATGCTACCGGCACCCCCACAGGTCTGAGTGCCGCAACCGCAAACGCGATCGGAACGGCGACCGCCAAGGCAAAGGCCGATCACACCCACACAATCCTGGCGAACGGAACGCCCTCGACACAGGCTATGGGCGATACGGCTGTGGTCGGCACCAGCGCACACCTCGCGCGCGCGGATCACAAACACGCCATGCCCGCGTTCGGCTATGGGGCGACCAATGTGCTCAAAGGAAGTTTGATCCAGGCTGGCAACGTTGGGAACGCAAGTCGAGCACAGAACACAAGAATTGCCGTTACTTTTCCGCGAGCCTTCGCGTCCGCGCCACGGGTTGTCGTATCGCTGAATGAGAACTGTGATGATGTGACCATACTTGTCGGCAACATCACGACGACCGGCTTTACGGTACGAAACCCATATCAGGCCGGTGTGGTCGGCTTCAACTGGATAGCTGTCCTTGATCCCTCGCAACCGTAGGTCTCCCCGCCGAAAGGCGTTGAGATAATAGAAAGCCCCACTCGGTTACTCTCCTTCCCGAGTGGGGCTTTCTGCTATCTAGCTATGAACTCGCCTCTACAGCTTCCTGAGACTCTCCAGGGCGGTTAAAAGTCGGGCGACATCTCCGATCCCTGTGACGATCTCCCCGATCCCACCCGCTTTACGGATCTGAGTCATCCGAATCTCCTGTGGTCGGGTCGCACCGTAGCTGTCGATCGGTTTCTTGACTTCGAGTCCCAGGAACAATCCCTGGAAGCAGACCAGCAGATCCGGCGTACCTTTGGCGGACGAGGCGCTACCACCGAAGTTCACCACGTAACAGTCGCCTCGCCCGCGCAGGTACTCGATGATCTGAGTCTGGATGTCAGACTCAGCCACGACTACATGTCCTCGTCGTCCAGGTCTTCGTCCTCGATGAATTCATCGGTGACGCCCTCAAGATAGAAGGGGTCTGCCGGTCCAGTGACCTTGCCGATGTTCGCGAAGATCGCCACCGTGCCGTCCGCACGGGGACGACTACCTTCCTTGTGAACGATCTCCGCGGTGACGAACTTGTGCTCGATCTGTCCGATGTCGAACTTCTCATCGACATCCATCTCGCAACCGATCGTCACGAGGTAGTAGAACGCCGCATAGCCGCCGTCGTTCGTGAGATCGTAGTTGTTCTTCAGGAGGATGCCCTCTGGATTCACGAACTCAACCGCCACCTTGGTGACGTTGGTGCGGGGGAACCCTTCGACCTTCTTCAGAAACAGAGCGTTCTCGCCCTCGCCCATGATGCGGAAACCGGTGGGCTTCTTGCCAAGATTCGCGGTAGCCATGTTATTTCTCCTTGGTCAGTGTGTACGAAGGTTCAGATGTGCTGTACTTTTCGAGCAGACCATCCTGCTCCAACGCGCCCTTGTCAACTTTGACTGTGACTGATCGCTTCACCTTCCATCCTGCCGTGGACACAACGTCGTCCGTATCTGTGAACAGAGGTATCATAGCAGACTTGATCTGCTTTTTCAACCCATCTAGCGACTTTTCTAGTGCCGTGAGGTCACTTTTTTCGCGGATGACCGCGATCTCGTTCTCCAGAGCCAAAGCCTCTGCCGCCAGAGCCTCGATGTCGTCGTTCTTCTCGATCACGTTCTTCCGAAGGACCGCCAGGATTCCCTTGTCCTTGGTCTCACTGAACTCTGGTGACACATTGACGACCACATGGGCGTTCCACCAGTCCTCGGCGTAATCCATTGCATCGGCTATGGTCAGACCTTCCCAGATCGGTTCGTCGATCGTCATCTCATACAGGAAGGTGTTGGTGTCGGTACACTCGAACGTCTCGGGGTTATCGTAGTCCTCTGGCTTGAGAAACGCCACGGGGACGAAGACCCGATCGACACCTGACATGAACGCGTATTCAAGCCCCTGTACCGCATAACTCTGCGGCACTCCGTCGATCCAGTCTTGAGGTCGCTGTGAGGTCTTAGCCTCGACGATGCCGATCAGGCTACCCTTGCCGAGCGGGGCATCAAGAACCACCGCATCCCACATGCCACCGAACATCGGGCTATCGTAGAAGTCATAGCCGGTGTGCTGCTTGGCGTCCTTGACCCCGAAGTATTCCTCTGGGGAGTACACATAGGGGCTGACATTCTCGCGGCACCATTCGATCAGCTTCGGCTCGATCGCGTTACCGGCCTCGGTGAACTTGTTACCCGTGAAGGGTTGTTCCGCCACGCGGCAGATCTCACACCACGCCTCGAACGGCGACTTCCACTTATTGAGGCCGAGGATGGCACCCAGACGGGAACCCGTCATCTTCTTGGGATTGGGGGTCGGACCGGTGGCGACTCGGACCGCCGTTGCAGGGATGCCCACATACTCCCATGGTAGGAACTTAGCCATTGATGATCTCCTCCGCGCGGTTCATCACCTTCACGGCGTCCTTCTTCGCCAGCGTGGACTTGCCGTTCTCTCCGAGTTTCGGAGTGCCGTCGTCCTCGAAGTGCGCCAGAGTGTTCTTCCCGAACGCCTCATGGCCCTCGACCTTGCGGGCTTCCATGATCTTACCGTAGAGCGCCTTGGCGAACAGATCGGTGGCGAACTCTGCATCAGCGGCCTTACCCTTGGCAATGTTCGCCGTCATCTGGACCTTCTCGGCCTGAGACACGTAACCCGTCGTGTTGGAGACCAGATTGTTCATCGCCTGGTCGTCGCCGTCGCGCCCACGGTTGTCCAGATTGTACTTGTTGAGGATGTAGCCGCGAATCGCGTTGGTCTCGGCCACACCGGTGCAGAACCCAGGCGAGACGTTGGCGCCGAAACCAACGATGTTCGTGAACTCCTGCTCATCGCTGTCCACGTCCGAGATCGTGACGTTGCCGCTGATGCTGACGCCGAACATCGGAGTCTTGGCGTCCGGCCCAGAGATGATTCCGAGCCACTCCTGATAGAAATCCACGTTGAACAGGAGGCCGAGTTCGTTGCAGAGCGCACCCAACTTGACCTTGTACTGCTGGGTGTCAGCATAGTCGGACGAGTTCGATCCGAACGTCTGCACCTTGTCGAACTCGACCTTGCTGGCGATCTGCGCCATTGACTTCTGAAGCATCAGTAGCTTCTGCTTGAACGTCGGAACGGTGGGTTCGGGGGTCGGCTCGGCGGGTGTCGCCTTCTTACGTGCGCGCGGCGCGGGCTTGTTAGCCGCGGGTTCGATCTCGTTGACGGGTTCCTTTGTGTCTGCCATTTGACTTCTCTCTTTCTTGTCTCGGGTCACGAATTCGTGCGCCTTCTTCTTTGCCAGATCAATGTACCACGCTCGATCCAGATTTGTCAACCCATTTTTGTAGATATTTTCGTTGTCGATCAGACAGTGGGGTGGGGTCAGTGGGACCTTCTGGCGAGACACCTCAACGCCGTCTTCCATCTTGACCTTGAAGATGCCGCCGCGAGTCTGATCGGTAGTGGCGTATACTCGGTTGGTGCGCTGGATCTCCACTTCCGCTCCATCGACGACCGCCACGACTTTCTGGAACGTGCTACCGGCCTTGGCGATGATCTGGAAGCGGGTCAGGTCATCGCACGACGCGACGGTCTGCTCGATCGGTACGCCGTCCAACAGGTAGTCCACAACCGCCTTGTCGATGATCGTGTTGCTGTTGGACTTGAAGTCCCCACCGCCGTAGCGTGCCACCACGCCGCCCTTGGTCTTGACTCGACCATCGACCATGCGGATGATGTAGTTGTTGACGTTGGCCTGGACGATCTTCTGGATCTCATCGGTGTCCACAGTGAAACCGGTACGCTTCTGCCAGTTCTCTACGACCATCTCAACGCCAAAGCGATCATCGCGATCACAGGACAGCACCCAGCCGTCCGTGTTCAACTGGATCAACTGCACGCTCGGATACGCTGAACAGATCTGATGGATGAGATCCAGGACGTAGAGTTGCCCACTCAGACACACGCGGGTTCCCTGCATCGGATCGAACAGTGCGTTGTACTGGTCCTTGAAGGTGCCGTAGGTGGTGTTGAGCACCAGCTTGGCCGCGTCGGCTGTGGCTTTGTCGCCCTCAGCCTTGGCCCTCATACGCAGATCGTAGAACTGCTTGTAGATGCTCGGGTCGCTGACTGCGCGGCTCATGTAGCCGTTGTTGATGATGAGCGACGGGTAGAACGACCCTATGTCCTGGATGAGAATCACACGCTCATCGGTGCTGGTCTCCTGGTACTTGGGGATCGCCGCGTGGATGCCGCCCAGGGCGAAAACGGTTGGACAACCGTAGAACATGAACTCCAGTTTGTTTTCGCCCTTGTCCATGCAGTTCTCTGTATTGATCCCCCCGACATATGCGATTACCTCGGCAGGGATACCGGAAGTGTCGATGTTCGACGGGATCTCGTAATCCTCGTACGGGATATGGGAAAGCCGCTGGGCGCCCAGGGCTTCGGAAACGATGCGCGCGTTCGTGTGCCGGAGCATCGTCAGCGGGTCGATCCCACGCAGAGCGCACAGGTCTGACTTCGCCTTCACATAGCCGAATCGGAGATCGTACAGCTTCTCGGTCGCACGGACATCGTGCAGACAGTAGAGCAGAACCTCATCGCGTTCATCCTCGGTCAGTGCCCTCGTGATGTCGAACGGCACCGAGGACTCTCGGATGTCCATGCCGATGTTGCCCTCGATCTCTTTGAGACCCTTGCGTGGCACGATGTCGGGCCAGAGGTCGATGATGGGGGGTAGGTTCACCCACGGCCATCCTTGAAAAAGTGCCCAGACCAACGTGCGATCATCCTGGTTGATGATAGTATCGTTGATAGTCTTGATGTCTTCTGGCTCCCAGCCAAGTAGGATACCCTTCAAAATGTAGGAGTCGTAGTGGGCGGCATTGTAGCCGCAAAGAACGGGCCGCTCCACCTCGACAAACTCCTGCACGGCGTCGCAGTTGTTCCACGCAATCATCGTTACGCCGTCAGATTGCCGCTTGGCTACGAACAACCAATCATGGGCAAAGACCTCGGTGTCGAATGTCCACAACTCTTGTGTTTTCATGTCACATGCTTCCATGATCTTCCGTGGCGGATGTTCCAAATGTTCGTGATTGAAACCCCATACCTGTTTGCAAGTTCTTTGAGCGTCGCGGTCGAATGTTTAATGTATCCGACTTGTTCCTCAGTCAGCTTGTGGTTATACCGTTTTGATCCAACCGTCAATAATCCCGCATCGAGACCGTGACGAGTATTCTCAGCGTGAGTCACCCATTCAAGATTCTCTGCCCGATTGTTGATCTTGTCACCATCTATGTGGTTGACGCACGGCTTCCCCGTCGGATTCGAAACAAACGCACACGCGACCAACCGATGAATATTCCGATGATGTGGTCGCCCGCCGCTATATAGGGCCATCTGCGGGTATCCGTTCTTAATACACGCTTTACGAAGTCTTGTGCCTCGACGAACCCGTCCAAGGTTCGAAACTTCGTATTCTGGGCATTCCTCTATAGTACGCCAGACTTCCACGACTTACCCTTCCACATCGGCGTGCTCACAGCCGACTACATAACAACCATACAGGTCTTTGATGCACAATCCGTTCTCGTCACCCTCGCCGTATGGGCAGATGGGGTGATCCGCTATCGCCATTCCACCTTCCCACATTTCACGGCCCATGTCAATGCCTATTTCATATCCATCGACATCAAACTTCTCATCGTCGTCGATCCGATCGAACAGATCGTCCAGGTAGGAGTGACTCATTTCTTACCCTTCTTGTCGGTCAGGACGAAATGGCGCGGCCCCTCGTTTAGCAACTCGAACCCGTACCAGATCTTCACCGTCGCCTTGCTCTGTGGATCATACCACTTCTGCTTCGAACGCCACCCGCTCGTCTGCAACGCCCGCCCGAAATGGTTCGATGACCTGACATATTCACCGTTGTCCTTCGCCCATCGCTGATATGTGTGGTACAGATCGCTGTGACGCACGAACACGTCCTCATTGTGGGGATCTCCCTGGGTACAGCACTCGCCCAGGAAGTTCGCGATCCAATCCTCAGACGAACGGTACTCGGCGGACGCACGCACGACCGCTGCGGGTTTCTTGGGGATGTCACAACCCATTTCATTGAACGCCACGGCCCCATCAATGAGCCACTGTAGGATGCCGTCACCCTCGCGCTCCATCAGGATAGAGTGGAAATCGGTGATGATCTCACTCGGCTTGATCGTCGCTTCGAACGGAAGCACCACGATGCGGCGCCAGGTGCCCGTGTCTGTCGATGAGACCTTCGGTAGATGGTTCGTGGACAACACAAGTGTATGTGCCGGTATGAATTCGTGAGGGTTCTTGTACAGCTTCTTGGCGACCATCGTGTCCGTGGACACTAACCGCTTCAACATGGACGATCTGAGCCGCTGTCCTTCTTCGGTCTCCTGTGCCACGGCGAACCTGCGTCCCTGGAGCATCGCCATACCGACCTGCTGCTCACTCGCCTTCGACGACATGAGCAGGTCTGGGTCGATGCTCGTGGCATAGTCCCCCAGAAGATACTGGATCGTGTTGAACAGCGTGGACTTACCGTTGCTGCCATTTCCGTTGGCGATGATGAGATTCTCGGTGTAGACCTTGCCGACAAGCGCGGACCCCAACTGCTTCTGCGCGAAGTCGATCAAGTCCTTGTCCTCGCAGAAGATCTTCTGCAAGAACGCGTCGAACATCGGCGTTGCTTTCTTGGTGGGTGACACCGCGGTCATGTTCGTCAGCCGATACTTCGCGTCATGCGGCATCAGTTCGCCGGTCTTGAGATCAACGACACCCTGGGGGGTGTTGACCAACCACGGATCAGCGTTGAACTGGTCAGCCGACGCGATCATAAACGCCTTGTTCAGATTGACCATGGCGGTGATGCCGTGTTCCGATTGGGTCTTGAGAGCGTGCTTCAACAGTGCGGTCGGCGCACTCAGGCGATCTTTGCCGACCTCGGACTCGTACGCCATACCCTCATCGTCGAGTTCGTCCTTGACCCGCTCGACCCACTCCTTTGCGGAGACCATCAGCCCTCGGGCGATGTCCCGCGCGGCTTCCATAGCGCGATACGCTACATCCGTCTCCCAGCGTGTACCGTTGAAAAAGCACCAGCCCCACTCTGGCGTGTAGCACAGAACGTCTCCGAAAACCTTCGCCATCGCTTCTGCGTTGCCGAGATCGGTGTAGTCATCCAGGGCGAATTTCTCAGAGCCATCAGCTTGTGGGGTCAGCGTGAAAAAACGGACAGCTTTGACTTCGTACTGCTTGTTGGTCTCGTACGCCGTGACAGAACAGAGCATCGCGGCCTTCGCCACGGAGTCCGGCAGATAGTCGGCCCGCTTGAGTTTGTTTGTATGGGCCTTGTCCTTGGTGCGCGTCCAAGGGGACTCCATGAACGCCTGGGTCATCTGATCCTGGTCGCGATTCAACCAGTACGCCAGCTTGGACAGAAGGGCGAAGTCGGTGGACGACTCGTCGGCACTGTGATCGGTCGAGTTGTAGAGCGTCTTGAGTTTCTCATCCTTCGCCAAACCGATGTTCAACCATTCGGTCGGCGTGCGCCCTCCGTGGTCAACCGGTAGCACTTCCGCGTTCGGTGCCAGGATCGGGGGTAGGTACTTCTCGTACAACCATTCGAGAGCGTCTTGCATCTCGATTGCGTTAGCCGCGGTTCCCTCGACCCAATCACCCGTCACTGTGACGAAGTTGAAACCACTATAGACCTCGATCTTGAGTGCCGAGTCCTTGGTGCGATCATTCGGCTTCTCTCCGTACATGAAACCGTGGAGACCGCCGCCGCTCGGCGAATACTCCCAGTAGGTCTCTGTGAAATGATCGAAGATGTCCTGGGCCACGGGGAGCATCCGCCCCTGCTCATCGAAGCAGTCGTCCAGGTCGATCGCCACGAACCCGTTGGTGAAGACGAACCCTACACCGTCAAGATC